GACCGAGCGAGGCCCCACCGTGGCACCTGGCATTTCAGAACTCCTGACACTCTCGACGTACAACGTTGGCAAGAAGCTGGCCGACAACATCTCCAAGGGCAACGCGGCCCTGATGAAGATGGAAGCCAAGGGCAACATCCGCACCTTTGACGGCGGCGTCACCATCCGCGAGGCGCTGGACTACGGCACCAACACCAACGTCACCTGGATTTCAGGCAGCGAGACGTTCGGCGTGGGAGCCACCGAGCACGCGACGAGCGCGGAATTCGCCATCAAGCAGATGGTGGGAACCGTGTCCGTCAATGGTCTGGAGAAGATTCAGAACAGCGGCAAGGGCAAGCTGATTGACCTTGTCACCTCCAAGGTGAAAAACCTTGAACGGAACATGCGCAACACCGTGTCCACGGACATGCACGGTGACGGCACGGGCTCCAGCTCGAAGACAATCACCGGGTTCCTCCTCATGCTGCCCACCACGGTGACTTCCGGCACGTACGCCGGCATCAACCGCGCAACGGCCGGCAATGAGTTCTGGCGTCCGCAGATTACGACCGTGACTCTCACGGCGGCCAACGCAGCGGCCACCATGACGGACCTGTACATCTCCACCAGCCGCGGCACGGACCACACGGACCTGATTCTTGCTGGAGCCACTGCCTACGGGTTTTTCAACAAGGGCATGCAGCTGATTCAGCAGATTACCAACCCGAAGATGGCCGAAGCGGGATTCACCTCGCTGCGCTTCATCGGAGCGGACGTGGTGTTGGACAACAACGTGGGCGGCCTGACTGCCACGCACATGTTGTTCCTCAACACGGATTACATCCACTGGCGTCCGTTCGAGGGGCTGAACTTCGCGCCCATCGAGCCCGAGAAACGCGCTCCCACCAACCAGGACGTGAGCATCAGCGTCATGGGCTGGGCCGGCAACCTGACTTGCGACAACTGCAATGTTCAGGGCCGACTGAACGGCGCGTAGTCCCCCGCGGCCCGCTCCTGCTCACTGGGGCGGGCCTTCTTTCCATCCCACTTTTGAAGCGAGGAAAACACCATGGCAGCCAAAGTTGCAGGAACGTGGGCAGTCACTGAGCCCGCTGGAATTGAAGCCCTCACCACATTCGGCACCACGCAGCTCCATAAGCTCGGACGGCGTTGCAAGGCCGAAACCGGTGCCGCGGCCCTCGCGTTGGGCGCATGCGTGGCATCCAACTACGGGTGGTTCCAAATCCTCGGACGCGGCGTTGCCACCAGTAACACCACGATTGTGGACGGCACCCAGGCGTACATCTGCGGCACGGCAGGGATGATTGACGATGCTGTCCTGGCCGGCGACGCGATTGTCGGGATGATTATTTCGTCCACCACGGACACGGCGACATGCGTCGTCAACATGACCACCTACCCGGTCGTCTCGGACATGAACGCCACGTAATTCTCAAGACGGGCGGCCCTTGCCAACTGGGTGCAGGGCCGCCCAGCAGCACACCCAGAACCCAGACAGGTGACACATGGAAGCAGCAACGCAGTTGTGGCAGCAGGTGACGGGCAACCTCCCCGACGAAGCCGCCAAAGGCCTCATCGTCCGTTTCGAGTTGGTGGCGGAGATGGACGAGAAAGCATCGGCCGATGAAGGCCGGGCCGTCTTTTCCGAATATGAGTACATCGAAATCCGCTCCCCCAATGACCAGTTGTCCGTGGTCCACCGTCGAGTGGAGGAGAAAGACAAGCGGACATTCCCCCAGGCGTACCGCTCATGGAAGGAAGGCTCGCGGGACGCCCTCACCGGCACGCCGCTGAAAGAATGGGCACCCATCGCCAAGAGCCAAGCGGAGCTGCTGGCATTCAAGGGCATCCGCACGGTGGAGCAATTCGTCGAGGTGTCTGACGACGGTTGCCATCAGTTGGGCCACGGGATTCTGACGCTGCGGAACAAGGCTCAGGCGTGGTTGCTCAAGGCCAACGACGCATCCGCGACCACGAAAATGGCCGTGGAGATGCAGGCCAAGGACAGCGAAATCCGCGCACTCAAGCAACAGATGGCGGACATCGTCGCGAAGCTGGCCGAGAGAGACGACGCACCCCAACGCAACAAACCCAAGAGAGAGGCTGCACAATGAAAGCCGAATTCGAGTTGTTCACCCCCGCGGGCAAGGACGCCCCTGTGGAGTTTGTCCGCATCACCTTGCCCCAGGGCGACAACATCGTCTCGGACGTGGTTTTCCGGGAGGCCTCGGATGCAGACAAGGTGCGCTTCCGGGCCGCCTACGTCGAATTCAAGAAGAGCAGCCCGGCGGCCAAGGTGGAAACGAAAGCACCCGTCGAGCCCCCTCCGGAATTCATGTCCGGGTTTGTCGCGCCCACCGAAGAGCCGAAGCCTCACTCCAAGCACCACAGGAAGTAGGGACTAAAACGCCATGGCCTATCCGACCGTTGCCTATTTCCAGCAGGGCCCAGTGCTGGGGCTGCGTCCCATCGCGGAAACCTCCACCACCCAGTGGCATCCCGTGGGCACCAAAGCGGTGGCGACGGACTACACCTATGGGCCAGCCACATTCCTCTACTTGCTGGGCGCCGCATCCACGGCTGCCGGGGACTTCGTCTGTTACGACACCAAAACAGGTGTCACCGTGCGCGCAGTCTCCGGTGGCGCCAGTTCCACCGGACCGGGTGCGGTGGCGATGTCCGCCAACCTGGCCGGCCAATATGGCTGGTACATGGTGGAGGGCTCCGGGCCAGTCAATGCCGCCACGGTGGCGGACGATGCTCCGCTCTACCTGACCGCCACGGACGGACAGCTGGACGACACGGTTGTCGCTGGCGCCAAAATCAGCGGAATCATCTCCAGGGCCCCAACTTCTGCCGGTTTTGCCACCTGCCAGTTGAACTACCCGGAAATCAGCGCTGAGTCTTCGGTGGGCTCCGTCGCCACGCTTCAATCGGATGTCACGGCCGTCACCGCCACGGCCAACGCAGCGGCCACCAAAGCCAGCATCCTGAAAATCACCCTCACCGCCGAAGCGGAGAACGCCGGGGCCAACACCATCGAGGTGGAGGGGGTAATTGAAGACATGGCGGGCCTGGACGCTGCCACCGCCCGGGAGGTGTTGGTGCGCTCCATTCCCGTCACCAGCAACGAAGGTGACATCACCATTGGCGCAGGCGCCAACCCCGGGACGCTCATCAAAGCGTTCGGTCCAGCGGCAGGCGTCAACGAGGCGTGGATTACCACCACCACGGCAGGACATTTCCGATTCACCATCACCAACACCGCGGCCGAAACCAACCTCGTGGAAGTGACGGCGAACAGCGCGCTTGCCGCGGTTTTGAAGCTCACCTTTGCGTAAGGGGTAGCCCATGGACTTCACCACGGCGGACAACATCCTCAACGACGCCGCGGTGGAGCTGGGCATTGCCGCGGCAGACGTTGCGGACCCATACGGCAGCCTCAATCAGAACATCATCCATCTGCGCCGGCTTCTGAAACGGGTGGGCCGGCGCCTGTGTCGCGCCCGGGACTGGACGCACCAAGTCAGGGAATACACCTTCCCCACGGTAGCCTCGACTGCGTCCTACGCGCTGCCCACCGACTACGCGAGAATGAGGGACGGCACCCACTGGAACCGGACCCTGTCCTCTCCCCTGGATGCGCCAGTGGAGAGCGCTGAGTGGCAGGAGCTCAAGGCGCAGACGGCCTCTTCCGGCGTCTTCAAGCGCTTCCGGGTGTGGCAGGGGCTCTTCTGGTTGGACCCCACGCCCACCGGCATTGAAACCATCGCGTACGAGTACAGCTCAAACCTCTGGGTAGTCCCCACCGGCGCCACGTGGCCAACGGCCTGCACCAACATCCCCACGCTCTACACAGACACGCTGCGCTTCGACGAAGACTTGCTCGTAGCGGCCCTGAAGCTCGCCTGGAAGGAAGCCAAGGGCCAGGACACCAGCGCCGTCCTGGAGGACTTCCAGCAGGCTTGGAGCGCCGTCGCCGGCGGGGACGGGGCCAGGCCCATTCTCTCGCTCAGCGGGGGGAGCTCTTTTGTCCCTTGCCGTCCGAGGTTGCCTGATACCGGCTGGGGCCTCTGATGCGCCTGGCTCGCACGACTCGAGGGCGCCGCCCGCTGCAAAACCGGAACACCCAGGCTCACCTCCCGGCGCCAATGGGTGGGCTGAACACCATCAACGCGGGCTCGAGCATGCCGCCCACCGACTGTGTCCTGCTCTACAACATGCTCGCATCTGAGAATGGGCTGCGGGCCCGGCTGGGCTCCCGCGAGTGGTGCCAGGGGCTGACAGGAGCCGGCGACACCTTCGTTCGCAGCATCATCCCGTTCAAGGGCTCCGCGGCCAACGGTTCGGCTGACAAGATTTTCGCGATGACATCCAGCGGCATTTGGGACGTGACGAGTTCTGGCGGGGTGGCCACGGTCTACGACCCGACGCCATCGCCAGACTACGAGGTTGGGGACCACGTCTCTGCCAGCAGCACCTCCTACGCAGTGAAGGTTGCCGGAACGCCTCACCCCACAAACGGACTGCCATCCGTCTGGGCCGTGGCAACCGCCTATGTCGTGGGCAATAGAGCCATCAACGACAACAGCGTCTATATCTGCACCACGAGCGGGACCTCTTCGGCTGTTTCTGGCCCCACAGGCACGGCGACAGGCATCACGGATGGGACCGTGGTTTGGGACCACGAGTCTGTATCCACGGCCGTATCGGATGGGACCGTCACGTGGACCCACCGTCCCGGCAACGTGTCGCCACAGCTCGTGCTGAGCTTCTCAATCACCGCCGGGCGCGCAGGCCACGGCGTCTCACACGTCCAGGTGACGAGCGCCGGGCATTTCCTCCTGTATTGGGACGAGGCCAACGGGCTGCATGTCTACACGCAGTCCACGGGCCTCTGGGCGGCCGTCACGCTGGGCGGTGGAGCTGCGCAGATTTCAGGAGTGGACCCCGCAAACCTGGTGGCCGGCACTGTCTTCAAGGGCAGAGTCATTCACGTCGAGGCCAGCAGCGGAAACCTTTGGTACACCGCCGCTGGCGCCGTGTTCGGCGCAGCTGTGAAATTCGCAGTGGGGCCCAAGCTCAAGGCGGGCGGGCCCATTCGGGGTGTGTGGAATTGGACGTACGACGGCGGCAGCGGGCTGGACGACTCGCTGGTGGGCATCTCAGACGGGGGCGATGTCTTCATTTACCAGGGCACGGACCCGGCGAGCTCCGACACCTTCGGTATGCGTGGAGTCTGGCAGTTGGGCGACGTACCAGCCGGGCGCGAAATTGCCACGGACCTGGGCGGGGACATGTTGATTGCGACGCGCATGGGGCTGCTCCCGCTCTCGAAGTTGGTGGTCGGCCAGGGCGTCACATCCAGCCAGTACGCAACGGCCAAAATCTCATCACTCTTCAATGCGCTCATGTTGTCCAAGGCCACCACGAACGGCTGGAGCATGCGCCTTCATCCGGAAGAGAACGCGCTCATCGTCACTGTGCCTGAGGCGGAAGGAACGGCAACCACCCAGCTGGCAATGTCGCTCTCTACTCAGAGCTGGAGCCGCCTAAGAGACCTCCCCGTATACAGCTCCGGTGTCTTCGGCGGAAAACTCTACTTCGGCACGGTGGACGGCACCGTCTGCATCAACGACGGGTATGTGGATGGACGGGCGCTGGCGGACCCGGCAACTTACACCCCGGTCCAATACGCTGGGCTCTCTTCATTTCAAAACCTGGGCTCCTCTCGCTCAAAACAGATTCACAACATCCGCCCCTACTTCGTTGGCGAGTCAACCGCTCCGAGCTTTTCCGTGGAGGCGCGGTACGACTTCGACTTTTCAGAGCTCTCAAGTGTCACCCCCGGGGTGGGCGCGAGCAACCTCTGGGACACGGGCATCTGGGACACCAGCGTCTGGGGTGGCGACTACGCCCCATCCTACGGGGTGCGCGGCGCATCGGGACTGGGCGTCAACGCTGCCATTGCCTGGCGCGGTACCGCAGTGGCTCGCACTGTCCTGGTGGGCTTCGATGTGGAGTTTGAGCAAGGAGGCTTCCTGTGACGGCAATCCGCGCGGCCACGCCACATGAATTCTCTTGGCTCACACAACGCACCGGGTACCACCCGGGCGGGGACTTCGTTGCGCTCGTGTACCCAGGGGCTGACGGCGCGCCGCTGGGCATGGTGGGGTTTGACGCCTGGAAGCCCAACAGCTGTCAGGCGCACATCGCAATGGACTCTCGCATGGTGGGCATCGCCCTGGCCCGCGCCGCCTTCCCGTTCGTCTTCGAATTCGGTGGCCGCGGGCTCATTCTGGGCACGGTGGCGGCCAGCAACGCCGCGTCCATCGGACTGGCCTTGCGCCTGGGCTTCACCATGACTCACGCCGTCCAGGACGGATGGGCCCCCGGCGTGGACCTTGTCGGGCTCGAGCTCCGCAAAGAAAACTGCAGATGGCTGCGCTCCCACACCGGGAAAAGGAAGGCCGCGTAATGTCCGAGGGAACAAAAGCGCCCAGTCCGATGAGGTTCGCCAGCACAGGCGAGGCACAGGCCGCGGCCGTCCAGAACGCGGGCAACGCCACGCTGTCCAACCCGTTTGCCTCCAACACGGTGACGACGGGCCCCGACGGCAGGCCAATGCAGTCCACCCAATTCGCCGGCGGGCTCGGCGACGCTGCTGCGGGGCTGCAACAACAAGCGGGCGGCCTGGGACAGGCGATGGACTGGAGCCAATTCGGCCAGGTGGGAACCGGAGACGACGCCCGAAACCAGGCAGTCAACGCCAGCTACGGCCAGGCCACGTCCCGTTTGGACCCCCAGTGGGACAAGCGCATGGAGGCGCAACGCACCCAGCTCCTCAACCAGGGATTTGACCCCACCTCAGAGGGATACAAAGGCGCAATGCAGGATTTGAACTTTGCGCGCAACGACGCCTACGGCGGAGCGATGAACAGCGCGCAGATGATGGGTCAGCAAGCGGGGGACTCTGTCTTTCGCAACAACCTGATGGGCCAGCAAAACTCCATCTCCAACGCGCTCCGTCAGCGCGGACAGCCGCTGGATGAAATGTCCCAACTGATGGGCCTGGCGAAGTTTGACCCCAATCGGGCGATGCAGTCCCAAATGGCCTCCACGGGGATTCTCAAGGACTTCATGCAGTCGCAGTACGGTCAGAACTGGCACCAGTACGACGTGGACTCTGGCGCCGCTGCGGACGCGATGCAGGGGGGAATGCAGGCGGGCGCATCGGGAGCAAGCGCCCTGATGGCCCTCCTTCCACTCCTTGCTGCCTCAGATGAGCGGATGAAAACCAATGTTATCCGTCACGACGCAGAGGCACTCCCGGGCGTCCCGTTTGCCTCGTGGGACTACCTGCCGGAATACGGTCCGGCGGGAAGGCACGCGGGCGTCATCGCCCAGGACCTCGAAAAGGTTTCCCCTCGCCATGTCTTCACCCGCTCGAGCGACGGCATGAGATTCGTCGATTACTCCTTCCTGAAAGGTGACGCCCATGAATGAAGCGGACTTGGAGTTGTTGCAGGGCCTCCCCCCGGAAGTGCTCCAGCAACTGATGGGCATGGGCGGAATCCCCGACCAAATGGGCCTGGAGCAGCAACGGATGGCCATGGGCAGTCAGTTGGGCCAGCCCACCAGTGGGAACCACACCACGGCACAGGGCGCCGCGCTGGGTGGCATCGGGGACATTCTCCGGGGCGTTGGCGGTGGGCTCATGCAGGGACAGGGCATCGTCAACCAACAGAAGCTGCTCAAGGACCAGACAGCTGGGCGCAACCAGTACGCCACCAGCATCCAGGACTTTCTCCGGAAGCGGCGCCAGCAACCCGGAGCGCCCATGGCGACGAGCGACGCGGGACTTCTTGAACCTCTCGGAGGCTGATTCCCATGGATGACATCGCATCGTTGTTTTTTGAGGACGACGGCGCACAGCAAAAGCTGCGCGCGAAGGCGATGGCGGACGCCTTGCGCCAGCGGCAGGGTCAGGCGGACGCGGGCCGCGCCATCGGCAACCTGGGCCTGCTCACCGGGGACAAGGTGCTCGGCGGCTTCGGCCAGGCGCAGATTGGGAGCGCCGACAAGATGGGCGCTCGCATCGGCGAAGATCAGCAACAACTCGGTCAGATTGGGGCTCAGCGGCTCACCCGAGCCTTGCAAGCGCAGCAGTTGGCCCAGGGCAAACAGGAACTCGACGAGGCGTCGGCACCGGCCAATGCAATCTATGGCGACCTTGCACGCAAGTTTGGCGTTTCCCTTCCCAATGCAATGACGAATCAGCAGGCGCGAGAGGCCCTGGGCTTGGCCGAAAAGGGCTACTCCGCCGACATGCGCGGACGCGAGCTCGCGCTCACCCGCGAAGCCATGCGCGGCAACCGCGAAGCCGCCCTGGCGGAGAAGGGGGAGAAGACTCTCGACAAGCAGATTGAGACGCTCTCCAAGCGACTCGAGGGCGCGCCAGCACTGAAACAGGACCTTGCGACGCTCAATCAGTTTGCAGGACAGGAAGACATCCCCGGCGTTGGTTCCGCGGAGGGGCGTCTCCCAGACTTCGCCGCGGGCCTGTTCAACGGGGCGGACGCCACACGCGTGAGGCAGGCCGCGCGAGGCCTCTATTCGAACATTCTCAAGGAGCAGTCCGGGAGCACCGTCAGTGAGCAGGAGTTGAAGCGAAAGCTGGAGGAGTTGGGAATGGGCCCGGGCGCAACAGAGGAGAACTTCCGTCTCGGCCTCGCCAGGCTCACTGAAATGGCCCATGCGACTCTGAGGGCAAAGGAGGCCGGGGCGCGGCCGGAAGCCGTTGAGGAGGCGAGCCGGCGCGGCCTGACGACTTCGAGAGACTTGCCGAAGGGACAAGCCGGGGGCCTGACCTCTCAGGAGGCGGCGGAGCTCGCGGAGTACGAAAAGAAATATGGAGGCAAGTGATGGGCGAAGCCGAAGACAGAGAGCGCATGAGGTATCTGCAGCTCAAGGCGAAGGCAACTGGTAGCGCACCCAAGTCACACAGCGTCGCCCAGTCCCTTGGCCGCGGCTTGGTCCAGGGCGGCACCATGGGGTTCATTGACGAGCTCGGCGGGCTGGCCGGGAAGCTTTTCGTGGGCGACGGAGGCGTGAAGCTCGGCGCCAATGCCGCACCTATGGACAGCGACACGCCGGAAGTCCGCGCAGCTAAGCTGGCGCTGAAGGGTGAGGTTGCCTCCACTCCCACCGGATACGCGCTGACGCGTGACCTCGTCCGCAAGGACATGGACGCGGCTCGAGCGGCGAACCCAGGCGCGTTTACGACGGGCGAAATCGGCGGGGCCGTTGCCTCGTCATTCCTCCCCGGGCTCAACGTTGCCAAGGGTGCCTCCCTCTCGAAAACCATGGGACAGATGGCGCTTCAGGGCGGAGCGATGGGGCTCGGGGACTCCGAAGCGGACCTGACCAAGGGGGAGCTTGGTCGCGCGGCATTCGATACCACGGTGGGCGCAGCCCTCGGAGCTGGCTCCGGTGCTCTAGGACACGGCATTCAAAAGGGCGTCGGGTGGGTGGCTGAAAAGGTCATCGACAAGGGGGATGCGCTTCTGAAAAAGACACTCGCCAAGGCGCGGGAGATTGGTGAGAAAAAGGCGGCGGAAGCCACCGCCAAGGCTCGCAGCGAAGCCGGGCGCGCCGCCCAGGACACATACAAGCAGTTGGAGCACCTCCGGGAAACTGGGCGCATGCGCGCGCTGACTCCTGGTGAGAGCCAGGTTGCGCAGGAGCTGACAGAGGAGCTCGGAAAGAAGGCTCAAGGGAGGCTCCTACCGTCCGCCGCGGAGAAGCAAGCCACGTCCGCGGCGTACTCGGAAGCAATGACGAGCGAGGCGGCCAGGGCCGCGGAGCGGACGGCAGAGGAGCTGGCGCCTCGTGCCGGGCGCGATATTGGCGCCATCATCAAAAGCTACGGTGAGCCCATAGTCGGCGCCGCAGTTGGCGGTTGGGCGGGTGATGCTCTTTTTGATAGCCCAGTCACGGGCGCCGCAGCCCTGGGGATGCTGACGGGCAGGACGCGCGCCGGGAAGATGATTGCGGACAGGGTGGCCAAACCAGGCAACCAGCTGTCGTTGGCCAAGACATTGCGCAAGCTTGGGGCCGCGTTGGGCTCCGGTGCCGAGGTGGTTGGCAAACGAGGGGCGGCCGTCGGGCGTTCGCCGGGAGCCATCAGCCTCGCCGAAAGTGGACTGCTCTCCATTCCGCAGATTGCGGCACTCTTCGAGGAGAAT